AGCGAGCGGCTCAAGAAGACGATTGACCCGAAGCTCTTGCAAGACGAAGACGACCCGGCTTTGCAGATGGCCAACCAGCAGATCCAGGCGATGGGTCAAGAGCTTGACCAACTGCACGGGATGCTGAAGACTGTCAGCGAGTCGATGGAAGCGCAGAAACTGCGGATCGAAGAGTACAATGCCGAAACCAAGCGGATTCAAGCTGTCCAAGCGGGCATGACGCCCGAACAGGTGCAGGAGATCGTGGTGATTACGCTGCGTGATGTCATGGAGCAGTCGGTTCCGATGCCGCAGATGCCTGAAATGCAGCCTCCGATGGAGCAACTGCCGCTTGACATGGGGATGCCGCAATGACGTGCGAAGTGTTTATCGGTCAGATGTTCCTTGCTCGCGATGTCGCGCATTCGACGCATCTGGCGACGCGGTCATACGCCAAGCACGTTGCGTTGAACGAGTTCTACGACGGCATCATCGACCTCGCGGACAAGTTCGCAGAAACCTACCAAGGCAAGTACGGTCTGATCGGCGCCATCGCGCTGCAATCAGCCAAGCGAACCGGCAACATCGTGGACTTCTTGGAGGGGCAGGTCAAGGACATCGAAGAGATGCGGTACAAGGTGGTGAAGAAGGAAGACACGACCTTGCAAAACATCATCGATGAGATCCTCGCGCTCTACTTCACCACGCTCTACAAGCTCAAATTCCTTGCGTAAGGACATTACTATGGAATTGCTAAATCCTCTTGCTGACTCTAATTTTGCAGCCGCGTCAGCAGCTTACACAGGCACTGCGGGCAGCACGAGTGCGTGGCCTGCCGGCCCGCAGGGCGTGGTAATTTGGTGTACGACTGCCGCTTATGTAGCGGTAGGTGAGGGCGTGACCGCTACGTCCAATTCAACGCCAATCCCTGCAAACACCCCGATTCCATTTGTTGTGCCGCAAGGTACTGGCGCGCCGTGGCGCGTCAGTGCTATTCAAATTGCAAGCGGCGGCACGGTTTACGCCAAACCAATCAACATCCAATGAGCTTCGGCATACCTGTCCGCAACGGCCTCGGGCTGGGGCTGGGTACAGTCGCTACGCTTGCGACTGACTTTGCAGGCCCGAACCCCGGACCTCCGTGGGTTGTTCTCACCAGCACGGCTGTACCTTACACAGTCGATGAGGAGGTGCGGAACAGCGCAGGAACCAACTTTTATGTTGTAGAGACAGTGTTGACTAGCAACGGCACGTCATACAACCCCATTTGAGGTAAATCATGGCCGCATACGAGGTTTTGTTACTGAACACAGCAGTCCCGCAGATCCAAGCGGCACAGTCTGGCGACACCTATGTCGTCCCTCGGGACATTGCGTTCTCTGCTGCGCTCACGCTGTCGGCTGGCACTGCTAATGGTGTGCCGTACCTCAACGCCTCCAAAGTCCTGACCACTGGGTCTGCGCTGACGTTTGATGGGACGAGCCTTGGTGTTGGCTTTACTGCAAACTCTCGTGGTGGTGTGGTTATGACGACCACAAACAACAGCGGGGCAAGTGAGCAAGGTGGCTATGCAGTCACCAACGGAAACGGCACAGGACTGTTCGCGGGTGTAAACGGAGCAAGTTACAGCACTGGCGGTATTGGTAACGCGAACAACGCAGTTCTTTACACCATTGGCAATACTGATCTCGTGTTTGGTCGCAATACCTCCGAACAAATGCGCCTGACCAGCACAGGTCTGGGAATTGGGACGAGTTCGCCTCTTGCTTTACTTAACACTTACCAAGTTAGCGGGGGAGCAGATGCAAACATTTTGTTCCAGAATTTTTCAACCACTACCAGCACCGCAGTTGCTCTATACCTTAGTCCGACAAACGGTAGCTTGACTGCCGGCTCAATCCGCGCCGCGTTTATCAAAGGTATTAACGTAGGTGGTGGCGTAACTGCGCTTACATTCGGCACGAACTCAAGCGGGGCGGATCCAACGGAGAAGATGCGCCTCGACTCCTCCGGCAACCTCGGCTTGGGGGTTACTCCGAGTGCTTGGGTGGACGACAAGGCTTTGCAACTTCCGTGGGGATCAATATCGAGTGGTTATGAATATGGCCTGTCTTCAGTAGTCAATGCTTATCGCACGACATCCAATGTCTGGCTTTACCAAGTTAGCTCTGTGCAGGCCAGCAGATACAACCAAGCTGGGGGTGCTCACCAATGGTTCACCGCCCCCTCCGGCACAGCAGGCAACGCGATCACCTTCACCCAAGCAATGACGCTGGATGCTAGTGGGAATTTGGGGGTGGGGACTACAAGTCCTCAAAACGATTCAAACTACGGAGGGTTTACGCTCAACGGAACCAGCGGTTCAATCATCACGCTCCGCGCAGGAAATGCAAATTCTGGTCGCATCTACACAACTACTGTTGACCAAATAAACATTGATGCCAATGGAACGGCAAGTGGCACTATCCTTTTTAGAACTGGAACGGGCTCCACCGAACGCGCCCGTATCACCAGCGGTGGGGACTTTCAAACATCGTCTGGCGGCAGCGTCCAAGTCGGTGGCACGGCTGCCCGTGCGACAACGGCAGGAACAAACCGAGTTGACATCTTCGACGGCACGGCTCCTGTTGGCACTCTGGCAAACGGGGTATCCTTTTATTCAACCGCAGGTGAAGCAAGAGTTATGGATGCAGCCGGTAACGCCACGCTGCTATCTCCGCACGATACTGAAACGAACGAATGGATTTTCCATTCCAAGCACACCCCGACAGGAAAAGTCCTGCGGATTGATGTCGAGCGTCTGCTGAAATTCGTTAACGACCATTTCGGTCTTGACGCGGTTCACGAATTCATTGAGGAGTAAATAATGACCCCCGTCTGGAAAATCGAATGGATGAACACCACACCGACCTCTGCTGATCCCGCCGAAGCGGTGATCACCGTGGGCTGGCGCTGCAACGGCACACAGGACAGCTACAGCGCAAGCGTGTACTCCACCTGCTCACTGCCCCCTGCTGACCCGGCAAACTTCACCCCCTACGCTGATCTGACGCAGGATCAAGTGCTGGGCTGGATTTGGGCGAATGGCGTGGACAAAGACGCGACTGAGGCTGCGGTACAAGCTCAGATCGACAACCAAATCAACCCACCTGTGATTCAACCTCCTCTTCCCTGGGCAGCATGATGCAAGAGTTCACCATCACCGTGACGGTTGAAGAAGCCAACATCATCGCTATGGGCCTGGGCAAACTGCCGCTGGAAGTGTCTGTTGCGATCTGGCAAAAACTGCGTGAGCAGATTCAGCAGCAAAGCAGCTTGACACCCGCCACGCAAAACGATTAACCTCAGTGCGTACTGGTGCGCTACACCAGGGATTCTTCGGAATCAACCATGTCAGACCAAGAAGTAGCGGTACAGGTCGAACAGACCCCCGCGCCAGCAGAGCTCCAGGTTACGGCACCTGAACCCGCTGAAGCAGCACCACAAACGCCGGAAGCGACCAAGACCTTCACTCAAGAAGAGCTTGACGCCATCGTTGCCAAACGGCTTGCGCGAGAGCAGCGCAAGTGGGAGCGCCAACAGCGCCCCCAGCAGCAAACGTCCGAGACGCCCAAGGAACTGCCGCCGGCAGAACAGTTTGAGTCGGTTGAAGCCTACGCGCAAGCGCTGGCCGAACAGAAGGCTCAACAGCTTCTCCAGCAAAGGGACATGGCGCGCCAACAGGCCGAGCTGCTGGAGACGTATGCGGAACGGGAAGAGCAAGCGCGGGACAAGTACGACGACTTTGAAACGGTCGCCTACAACCCGAACCTGCGAATCACCACCGTGATGGCGCAAACGATTCAGGCTTCTGACGCTGGACCTGACCTTGCCTATTATTTAGGCAGTCATCCAAAGGAAGCTGATCGCATCTCCCGCTTGAGCCCGATTTTGCAGGCCAAGGAGATCGGCAAGATTGAGGCGAAACTCGCCAGCAGTCCAATGCCGGTCAGGAAGCAATCGAGCGCCCCGGCGCCCATCACGCCTGTCACAGCGCGAACGGCTGGAACGCCCGCTTACGACACCACGGATCCTCGCTCGGTCAAAGCGATGGATGCTACTGCGTGGATCGAAGCGGAGCGCCAACGGCAGATCCGCAAGTGGCAAGCCCAACAGCAAGTTTAAGGAGCCATCATGGCAAATAACATTCTTACGATTGACATGATCACGAGGAAGGCTCTCGAAATCCTCGAAAACAACCTAGTGATCACTCGAAACGTGAATCGTCAATATGACGACTCGTTCGCGCAGGAAGGCGCCAAGATTGGTACGACCCTTCGTATCCGTCTGCCGGACCGCGCGCTGGTGACCGATGGTGCTGCGCTGCAAGTGCAGGACGACAATGAGCAGTTCACCACGCTCACCGTCTCTAGCCAGAAGCACATCGGCATCAACTTCACGACTGCTGAACTCACCATGCAGCTCGACGACTTCGCCGAGCGTGTGTTGAA